CGCCACACCAATGTATGGTGGTATGAATCATGGATTGTATGCTAAAGCTTGTTTAGATTTACAAGGTCTTTGCATGCAATATGGAATCGAAGCAAAGTTTTCATTTCTGTTCAATGAATCTTTAATTACAAGAGCTCGTAATTATTTGGTTGATGAGTTTTTAGAGCGCTCTAATTGTACACATATGTTGTTTATCGATTCAGATATCAACTTTGATCCCCGTGATGTTATGGCTCTTCTTGCTCTAGATAAAGATGTTTCTGGTGGTCCTTATCCTAAAAAGGCCATCAAATGGCGTTCAGTAAAGAAAGCTATTCAAAACAATCCTGATTTGGATCCAGGTATGCTTGATAAATTGACAGGTGATTATGTTTTCAATCCAGTTAAAGGTACAGCACAATTCTCCGTTACTGAACCGTTGGAAGTTTTAGAAATTGGTACAGGTTTCATGTTGATTAAACGTGAAGTATTTAAGAAGATGGCTGAAGCATATCCAACAATTCGTTATAAACCAGACCATGTTGGCCAAGCACACTTTGATGGTTCTCGTTATATTCACGCTTACTTTGATACAGTAATTGATACCGCTGATTCTATGACAGGTGGCGGTTCTGAACGATATCTATCGGAAGATTATATGTTCTGCCAGATGTGGCGAAAGATTGGCGGAAAAATTTATTTGTGTCCTTGGATGAAAACATCACATATTGGCACCTACCATTTCCAAGGAGATATGCCAGCTGTGGCTAACTTTGTTGGAGAAATGTAATGCCTTGGGTTTTATCAGAAATTCCTGAAGAAGAAAAAATTAAAGTAATGTTGGAAAAAGACCGATTGGTTGAGGAAGCACCTTATAATCCAGGTTATGAGGATGCTTCATTCACAACAGCCGGTCGTAAATTTGATGGCGGTAAACTAGAGTACGGTTTACTTCCACCACATGCACTAGAAGAAACAGTAAAAGTATTAACTTTTGGTGCACAGAAATATGAACGAGATAACTGGCAAAAAGTGCCAGATTCCAAACGCAGATACTTTGATGCCTTACAACGTCATGTGTGGGCATGGAAAACAGGAGAAAAAAATGATCCTGAATCCGGTATACATCACTTGGCACACGCTATGTGCTGCTTGATGTTTTTATTTGAACATGATACAATATATTCGTTACATAATGAGGAAACAAAATGAAATTATCATCAGAAACATTAACGGTATTATCTAATTTTGCCAAGTTAAATCCTGGCATCGAATTCAAAAAAGGTAATACACTAAAAACTATCTCTACAGGCAAAACTGTATTAGCCAAAACTACCTTGAAGGATGAATTTCCTCAAGATTTTTGTGTATATGATTTGCCACAGTTTTTGTTAGTCTATAATTTACATAAAGATACAGAAATTGATTTTGATGATTCGAATGTTATTTTCAAGTCTGGTAATGGTCGCAATAAAACAAAATATCGTAAATCACAAAAAGATGTTATTGTTGTACCACCAGAAAAAGAGTTGGCCTTACCGTCTAAAGATGTTACATTCACACTCACACAGGAAGACTTTGCATCCATCTTGAGTACGGCCTCAGCATTACAATCACCACATATTGCAGTAGAATCTGATAGTGAAAAAATTTATTTGACAGCATTTGATGCTACAAATGATGCAGCACATACAAATTCAATTGAAGTTGGTACAGGTAATGGTAAAAAATTCAAATCTGTTTTCTTGACAGAAAATTTAAGATTGATTCCCGGAACTTATGAAGTTGAAATTTCTTCAAAAGGCTTGGCATCTTTCCAAAATAAAAATCAAGACATTCAGTATTGGGTCGCAGTAGAAGCAAAATATTCAAAATTTGGAGAATAATATGTTATTAAAATTTACAGAAGCATCAACAAAAAAGACCGTAGCAATTAACCCTAAATCAGTCGATTCAGTATTTACAGCTCCACAAGGAGAATATGAAGGTAAAACTGTTGTGGCTATTTCTTCACAACCAATTTTGGTTGATGAATCATTTGAAGAGGTTGTTGGCCAAATTAATGGTGCATTGAATTAATGGCAACAACAATTCAGACAATCTATGGAACCCTTGATGAGAAACAACTCAAAGAACTCAAGGGTGCCATTGAAGAAATTAATAATTATTTCAATGAAATAGAAAATCGTCAAAAGATTATCAAAGAAATTATTGATTTAACTTGTGACAACACAAAACTTCCTAAGAAGATTGTTGCTAAGATGGCAAAAGTTTATCATAAACAATCCTTTCAACAAGAAGTTACAGAAAATAAAGAGTTTGAATCTTTATTTGAAAGCATCACAGAAGTAAAATAAATTGTTATATTATATTATGGGAGTTTTGAGTGGAACATTTATTATGGGTCGAAAAGTATCGACCATCTAAAGTGGAAGATTGCATCTTACCGGATGCAATCAAATCCACATTTCAAGAATATGTCAATAGAAAAGAAATACCGAATTTACTACTATCAGGTAGTGCCGGTGTTGGCAAAACTACAATCGCAAAAGCCCTCTGTGAAGAAGTTGGTTGCGACTACATTATTATCAATGGTTCTGATGAATCTGGTATTGATGTTCTTCGTAATAAAATTAAAAACTATGCCTCATCGGTTTCACTCATGGGTGGCAGAAAGGTTGTTATCATAGATGAAGCAGATTATCTTAATCCTAACTCAACGCAACCTGCCCTTCGTGGTGCGATTGAAGAATTTGCTGGTAATTGTTCTTTCATATTTACTTGTAATTTTAAGAATCGAATTATTGATCCGATTCATTCAAGATGTACTGTTGTCGATTTCAAAATCAATGGTCAAAAAGCCAAAATGGCTGCTAACTTTTTTAAACGTGTGGAATGGATTCTGGAACAAGAAAGAATTGACTACGATAAGGAAGTTGTGGCGGCTGTTATCACAAAACATTTTCCCGACAATCGTAGAATTCTTAATGAGCTTCAAAGATATTCTGTATCGGGTAGGATTGATAAGGGCATTTTGTCTAGTGTTGCTGATATACAACTTGCAGATTTGGTTAAATCTCTATCTAGTAAAGACTTCTCATCTGCAAGGAAGTGGGTCACCAATAACCTCGACAACGACCCATCAAGGGTCTTCCGAAGCCTATACGACAACCTACAAGAATCATTAAAACCTAATTCTGTACCACAACTGGTACTAATCCTTGCACGTTATCAATATCAGGCTGCTTTTGTTGCTGATCCTGAAATTAATCTTATCGCTTGTCTAACCGAAATCATGGTAGATTGTGAGTTTAAATCATGACCAAAGACGAATTGATGAATGAACTCGGTCTTGCTGGTGAAAAAATTGTCATCAACATGTTATCGGAAGAAGGTTGTAAAATTAAATCTTCAGTAGATAAGTATGATTCTGAAAAAGATTTATTGGTAGACGGACAATATAAAGTTGAGGTTAAAACTCAAGTACCTTTTGTGATGCAAAACGCTTTCACATTTAAACCAAATCAACTTCGTAAATGTCGTTCTGTTGATGTTCTTTATTTTGTATCTGTACCACCGCCTCGTCATGTTGATAAGTGGGCTGGATGGATTTTTAGAGCCGAACCAAAGAATTTTACAACCAGAACTTATAAAACAAAAGATGGTCGTGAAATGATTTTAATTGACCGTGAACAATCAGCTCTTATTCCAGTCAAGAAAATGTCCAATGAAGAGATGAAAGAACTCCAAAAATATACAGTATCGGGGTATTGATATGCCTGATTTGTTTAAAGAGATTATTCCTTCTATTCTTCAAACCAAGAAATCTGTAATTCGTGATGAAATTGATGTAAAAGACTACAAAGCCTTTGTGGTCAATCGTTCCTTGTCTTATCATATGGATTGTGTTCTTTATGTCAACGAGATAAACTCCAAACCTTGGATTGATCCGGACATGCAATATTCATATCTTCTAAATACTATCCGACCAATGAAACGAAAATTCCAATCGTGGCAGAAATCAGAGGTCGATAAAAATATAGAATGTGTAAAAGAGTATTTTGGTTATTCAAACAATAAAGCCAAAGAAGCTCTTCGTATTCTAAATGATGAACAAATCGCTGAAATAAAAAGAAGAACAGATAAAGGCGGAAAATGATTAATATTACAGATTTGGTTGAGGTGACTTTGAATGAACAGGATGACTTCCTAAAAGTTCGTGAGACCTTGACCCGTATTGGTGTCGCATCCAAAAAAGACAAAACATTATATCAATCTTGTCATATTTTACACAAACAAGGTAGATATTATATCGTACATTTTAAAGAATTATTTGCTTTAGATGGAAAACCGACAGACATTTCTGATAATGATTTATCTCGTAGAAATGCTATTGCTAACCTATTAGAAGATTGGGGTTTGGTAAAACTGGTTAATCCAAAATCTACGGAAGTACCAGAACCCATTTTTTTGTCACAAGTTAAAATATTGTCCCATAAAGAAAAACATGAGTGGCAATTAACACCAAAATATAATATTGGTAATAAAGCAAAAAATGCTTGACATTTTGTATAAATAATAGTATACTTATGTGGCGTGCTCTATGAGGCGCCAATTTTTGATAAACTCGCTTAAAAACAAGGAGAAATAAGCATGACTACATCTTTAATCCCATCCCTTTTTGACTTCAAAAAATTGGATCCGTTTACTGTTGGATACGATAAGTTCTTTACAGACTTAGAAGATTTGGCTAA